GAATGTCTTTACAGTGTAGTCTAAAACTATTTTGCCATCGTTATCTGCTATATCAAATGGATATGGCAATTCATAAATAAACTTCTTTGTTGGGCTTGCAAGACTTATTAATGTAAAGACACAGAAAAAATCCTTAACACTAAACAATAGTAATTTACCTTCTTTCAACGTTTTTGTTTCAGAAGATATACGAATGTTTGCTAGCAAACATTTGTTTAACAGCGTTTCAACGTTTTCTCTAGATGTCATGTGTCTTGAAATTTCACTTTTTGCATTGCAGACATACCTGCAAGCTTTTTGTTAAAGAATTCCCAAAACGGCTTTCCCGCAGGAACTACATTTAAAAGATTACAGGCAACCATATTAATACAACGATAGTCTTGCATGAATATATCCCATGTTACGATTAAATTTTTTCCTGTCGGGCTATACTTTGGTGAATAAATTGCGCGACGATAGTTTAAAGCTAATCTACCTTCTGGGCTATTGAGTAACGCGAGGTTATTTGTGCACAGCATTCTGCGCGTAGGTGGATGGCCGGGTTTCGGTCTTCTACGCACAAATTTAATTTCAACTACGTTGCTTAGTAGAAGATTTTTTAGCGTAGCTAGCGACACTTTCATTATCTTTTCTAATAGAGCAAATTCCGAAAATTCTTTGCTCATTTAAGAAGATTCCTTTTTTCAGATTACCGTATCCGTCAATTTCAATATTAGATATCGGTATGCCTAGATTGTTTGGGAAGCAAACATGGTCGCCAATTTTTACATGCTTAGCAGATGGACCGCACAATACAACTTCACCTATACGCCACGCGCGTGTATCTGCATTAATAGGTACGACAATGCCATTGCGTAAAATCGACGACCCATCTTCCGTTTCATCTGTATATTTTACTAGTAAAATATCATCTAGTAATGATTTAAGATTGTATCCAAAAAATACTGAATTGAAAGAATTTTTTGGTAGTTCTGAAAGATCGATTAAGCTTTTTTGTGTTGGTAATAAATCAATATCTGCGCTCACCTAAACACTTAGTAATGAATGTCAATTATTCAACAGCTTAAAGTAAGCTTTAATTTCTCTTGTTGAAAGTTCGTGTACATTGGCGAGTAGCTTTATATTTGTATTTTCTTCATCATCAGCTGGTTCTACTTTTTTACGCTTAAAATAAGTTATTCTTTTAGCTGATACTTTAGGTAGTACAGCAGTATAAAGAGAAATTAAATCGCGCTTATTATCAAATGTTTGTAGATATTTACCAAGCTGATTGCATATGAGACATATTTGTGAGGAGTACATACTACACCACCTATTAAAAATGTACGGTACAAACCCAGCTTCGTCATCAGCTGTTAGTTCTGACGTTTTGCTCTTAAAAAGAATTTGAGCAATAAAGTCAAAAATTGTCATTAACTTATAACTTTAGATGTCGCAATAAAGATATCATCATTCATTGCATAGAAGGATGAAATTGTTTCTCTCATAAACAAGTTAGCCTGTTCATCATTTAGATTAGTAGAGAATGCATAAGCAGGTGCCTTCTTACCAGCAGTAATATTGATTCCTGTATGGCCTAGCGCAACACCATTCTTTGTATATGTAATACTTACACTGCACTTACCTTTTGCTTGTGTAACACCTCCTTGGGTGTGTTCTTTTATTACAATCAAATCATCACCATCAACATTAATTGGTGCGTTGAGATAATTCTGAGAAAGATTATTAGCAATCTGTGTATTGAATAATCTCTGCCACGCAACTGCACCGAAGGCATCTAGATGCGGTATTTCCCATAAAAAATTAATAGCATCATCACTGTAAATGTAATCGTTATTGAGTACATCCTCACTGTCAATCATGCCTTCAGCTTCAACGTGCATCGGAGCTCGAAACGCAATAATGTTGCCTATGGGAAGAGTTTTCTCACGAAAAAATTTGTAAGCAAACCTATCATGAAGCAATTTACCATCGTAACATTTAATATTATCTAAAATCATAGATCAATTATATATTATAATTTTTAATATGCAATATAGATATCTCTACCAATACCAGTATTCTCAATAGTATAATCTGGGTTAATATCTTTTAGAAGAGATATCATTTCGTCTTTCGATGGCCAGTTGCCGGATCCAAGATCAACGCAGTCATCAATTATAATGACGTGATCAGTTTTCTTGCTATACTTCTTAATACTTTGCAATTCACCTTTTAGAGGTGAAATTTCACAATCATGTGCATCAAGTAAGAAGAAAAATGTTGTATTCGGCTCACCTTTAAGAATATCGACAAGCGCAGCATCCGATGTACCATGGTAAAAATCAATATTAGGGAATTTGCTTCGAACTGTTTTATATCTTTCAAGTTTTTCATCTGTGAGATTTTTCTCTACAGTATATACTTTATCAAAGTGTGTAGCGAAAAATTCTGTAGTATTTGCCATATAGGTACCTGTCTCAACAGCACGATTAATTTTTTTAAGATGTTTTATTTTTGGAGCATACGCTATGAGCGTATCAACAAATACATTCGGTATATTAAATTGCGCATGGTCTTTATCGAAGGTTTCCCAGCGACTGTCGTTTGTGTAGTCAATATCTAATTTCACTTTATTATTATAAAGACTTATTTACTATTATCAACCTGACTCTTTATCCAGATGTAAGTCTTTGCTAAACCGTCTTGCAAAGGTTTGGAGGGTGCCCAGTTTAATTTTTCCTTAATAAGCTTATTATCTGATTTGCGGCCACGGACTCCAAGCGGGCCATTGATATGTTTTATACTAATATTTTTCTTTGCTATCCCGCTCACAAGCGCTACTAACTGATTAATGGTAACCATTTCATCTGAACCTATGTTAACTGGTCCAGAAAAATCTGAATCCATAAGTTTACGTACACCATCAAGACATTCATCAATATAGAGGAAGCTCCTAGTTTGATTACCATCACCCCAGATCTCAATCTTACCGTTGCTCGATGCTGCAGCGACTTTGCGACAAACAGCTGCAGGTGCTTTTTCTTTACCGTTGTCATATGAGCCAAGAGGACCAAAAATATTATGAAATCTACCAATGCGGACATTTAGCTTAAAGTTCCGTGCATATGCGAGATACAACCGCTCACTAAAGAGTTTTTCCCAACCATATTCACTATCCGGATTAGCGGGATATGCACTACTTTCTTCACATTTTGGATTATTAGGATCTTCTTGATTGTGTGCAGGGTACATGCACGCGCTACTGCTAAAGAATATCTTCTTAGCTTTCGTTTTAATAGCCAGATCCGCCGTATGTAAATTAATTAATGCAGAATTATGCATTACATTTGCATCATTTTCTCCGCTAAAGATATATCCTGCTCCACCCATATCTGCAGCCAGCTGATACACCTCATCAAAAGGTTCACCATTTGGAAAAAACGGTGGTAAGAACGCAACATTAATATTTTCAAATTTAGTAAGATCACCAAAATAAAAATTATCAGCAGCGCTTTTCGAGTATTCAGGCGCCTTAATATCTGCGCCTCTTACCCAATATCCTTCTTGCTTTAGCCTGTTGACAAGATGATTGCCGATAAACCCACCGGCACCAAGTACAAGAGCTGTTTTCATTTTAAATAATTAAGTAACTTTTTCGCACATTCAACAGTTACGCGAACCGGCCGTATATTGCGGTATGTATTTTGAATTAGTCTATTGTCGGTATTTGTAAGTGCTTCTTTGTATGCATCTTCAATAGAAATATTTTCTTTAAAAAAGAATAATGTCTCAGGCAAATCTGAAAATCCTAACTTATCGTAAGATTTCTTTGTCGTATATACCGGTATACCTCTATCTAAAGCTTTGCAAACACTATTACAATTAGTACCATAATATTTTTCATGCGCTAATAATGCAGTTTGTGGTAAAATGATAGAGTCTTTTTGAAATTTATCTGGTGCTTGATGATTACCAGATATTATTACTGGAATGCCTTTTTGTTTTAAAATATCAATCTCATTGAGAAATGTTATATTACCCCAATTAGCAGCAATTACTGTCAAGTATTTCTTCTCCTGTACTAGCTCGCTTTCTGGTACATAGTATTGCATGTAGAGAGCGTGCAACCGCTCATATGCATTTTTCAAGCTTGTTACTTTTGTGACCCCTGTTTTCGTAAAATCTAAATCCCACTCTACAGTAGCGCCAAAGAAAAGATTCTGTTTATTAAGTTTTTCTGCAAGAGGCCGCATATGTGTAAAATAAAAATCATAATCATCAAGAGTATTAGAAAACACAAGATCGTTAAGATCAGGAAAGAGGTCTGTATGATTAAAATATGTACCAGCTAATTCAAATCTATTTTGATTGTCAAGAGAGCTATACGGTGCTCCTTGTGCGACCGTTAATTGATTCGTAGCACAGTGTACTGTTATACCGTTGCTTGTAAAAGCTTTCCACAAATGGTAGAAATAATCTGGATGATGATTAAAGAGAAGACACTTCATATTGTATTAATAAGATGTCTATTGCCATGGAACCCGA